CTATCTCACAATTCGAATTGTTAAATCTGGAACACGTTCATATCCCATATACATATCGGTTTTCTCACTGCTTGGTGTATAGTGCTTCTCTGTCGCCATGCCGTGAATCTTTAACTGTTCACCCAAATCGCCACTGGACATTCTGGTGATTACAGAATCCACTAGCCCCAAATTCTCAGCGTCTTCAGCAATCTGATCTAGGTGAGCAGAAGTTATTTTGAATGTTCCTTTATTTGGCATATATATACCAGAATATTTTATTGTGTACTCTTTTACATTGATGTTTTGTGCAATTAACCGTTTGTCAATTATGGCAATTGCTGCTATTGCATCAACGAAATCCGATGGTTCGTCAGCCTTGGCATCAATAACCACATCGCCTTTCTCATTCATGCTGTTGAAGAATAATACAACACCTCTCGGTCCATCGCTTTGACTAATCGATTTAATCTCGTTCTTGATTACATCTTCATCTGTTGCTCCGGGAGGTCGGATAATCTTTTCTTCTGAGATATTATCTTCGTTTCCAATACAGCCGGATAATGCTAGAACTACAACTATATATATTAGATTAATTAAACCTCGTAATTTCATAATAAAGACGTCCTTTCAATAATTGAATGCATCAGGCTTCAAGGCTTTCCAATATTGTTTTTAGCGAAGCTTCTTGATGCATAAGAGTATTATTATTTCTGATCAACCTTCGCGGCAATTTTCTTATGATCTAACAGCAGTGCGTTGGCGGCTTCGTCGCGGTTCCGATATCCACCCGTTTCCTGGAAGTCCTTCAAGTATTGCCAAGCTTCGTCCGATACCATGACATTAATTCTCTGCATGCTTAGCATTAAACGTAGTCTGTATATAAATAGTTTACGTCATAATCATTTTAGACGTTAGTTTTATATACGTATTAAACGTATAAGTACTGGGTGGTATAGCATGTTGAGCGAACTGCTGCGTTGTGCGCCCGTTACGCGCTCTCTGGATGAGGTCCGGCAGCTATTGGCAAAGGCAAAAAATCCGCCTGTTAGTATAGCTTTGAATCAGGAAGAGATCTTGGTGCTCAATGCCAAAAGAGACGCCTACTATACCGTGACACCTCGCGGTTGCAGCTGCCCTGCTTCAGTCTATTTCCAGGGGCCGTGCAAGCATCGAAGGAAATACTTCCCTGGTCAGAAAAAAACCAGAGAAGAGCTGGAAGCCGAAGGGGAAGCGATCCTCGATGCTCATCATAAAACCCAAAAGAGGCTAGCCAGGCCGCCAGAGGACGGGTATAGCCTTAGACCAACAGGGAAGTGGCCGGGTGGCTACAACGGGCCATGGGTGGAGTAGATAAAAATCATCACTTTCAGGGTGGAATGGAAAGGTATATCAAAGCGAACTCTAAATGAGGAGGACGAAAAATCAGGAAATACAATAAGGATGGCCGGGCTGCGATTCGGTAAGTCTCGCAAACGAACGAATCACAGCCGGTCAATGCCACTATCTCCCATTCGGTATTGAATCTTGCGGTAGGTAGCGGCATTGACATAGGCCAACTCCTAGGAGTTGGGAATGTCAAAAGCAGGTGGGCAGAATTATATTAGCACTGCACCTATAGAATCAGGTGCTGCGATAAGTGGATCGACCAACGAATTTTCTATCATTTTGCCGGGCTTAGAGTTAAATAAAATTTTGGCAGACGGGGCCGCTGCATGGGGGATTCTTCAAAATATATCCCGCCATTCAGATGGGTTGATCAGGATTACTCTGAGCGGCAAAGAATGCCTGGTTGATGAGTCTCTTTATAGCGCCCTGGTGAGCCTGAAAGGCCATCGGGTAGCCGTATCGCATATAAACGGAATCTGGGGAGTAGGAAAACTGGGGGCTTGAACCATGCGCGAGAGGCTGCTAGCTCAAGCTAGGGATATCTATGATATGATCAAGCCTGGTGGTATTTTATTCCTATTTATATTGCTCATTACATTAATAACAATGGGCATACTGTTAATTCACTTTCTGGGGTGGTCCCCATGAAACCTGTTTTTGAGACCCTATTGAGGAAGGGAATCGAATCGGCGAAGCTGGAAGCCGTGTTTGATGGTGTAGACCAGCACGGCCATGTCATTCTGAGGGACGTGAGAACCAAATTCGGTGTCGAGCATCATGCCTGGCTGAATTATCGATGCACGGCCATGCTTCCACCTGTTAAAAGGGGGGATCGCATCCAGTTCTGGGCTGACCTCCAACCCTATAAGAAGATCGATGGTAGCCGAAGCATCAGGCTGGAATGCGCTCGGGAAGCTAGGGTGGTGAGCTGATGAGGCTCGATGATAGCCATTTTCAGGAGAGGCTTGAGCATATCTACAACCGAGCTGGCAGGGTTCTCCAAGCTGAACCGAGGCAAAGCCAACTGAAGGATTTTGAGGTGGATGCCCATGGGGATTAGACGCAGACGAAACAAGTCCAACCTCATCCAGCCGCCCAAATCTGATCACAAAGCCCTTCCGCTGGTTCTGAAAGATGCCCAAGAGAGGCGCGCTTTTCTCCGGACGCTGGAGCTGTGGAGATTATTCGATTCGTATCTAGCCGCCCTGCTGGAGATAGGGGGAACGTCGGAACGGAACTAAGACGGTGGCAGCATGAGCTTTGATGACGTGCCCGCTATGCTTAGGGACGCTAAACAGTGGGTAGCCAGGAAAGAAAAGAAGCCTTGTGACCTGCAGGGGCGGTCAGGCGGATGGCAGAATTCAGATTTCTGGATAAGCTTCGAAGAAGCTAAGGCGGGTATAGAATCCAACCCAGGGATGTTCTCGGGGCTGGGATTTGTCATAGCCAGGCATCCAGAGAGGGGTGATAAGCAGCTGATAGGGATTGATCTGGATGCTTGCCGTGATCCGAGGACCGGATGGGTAAGCCCTTGGGCTGCTGAGATCTTACGGAAGCTTAACAGCTATACCGAATTATCCTTATCAGGCACTGGCTTCCATGTTTGGATTCTCGGGAAACTGCCAGAAGGCATGGACAGCGCCGAAAGCGAGGGGATGGAGCCTATCACATTACCACCTGATGTATGGGCTTTCATCAAAGCGATTAAGAAGAACGCTGCCAGGTGCAACACCATAGAGATCTATGAGGACGGGCCGCGGCATTTCGCTATGACCGGAAGCCGGGTAACTGATTATTCGGCTGACGCAGAATATCGGCCCGAAGTTCTTTCTGAGATGCTCGGATTGTGCAGGTGCAGCGCCGGGCCTTCGGGTGATTCAGGTTTACCGGAATGGGCGGTCGAAATGGCAAAAGTGGCCGCTGGTAAGAGGCTCCCTCCCTTGAACATCTTGGATGTCATTGATACTCGGGGGTGGGAACAGTGCGGACATCAGTTGCGCGGGCCTCATCCAACCCTGGGGAGTTCCACCGGGCATAACCTGGTAGTCGATCCAGAGGCCGGATTGTGGGCCTACATGCACAACGGCATCAATAGCGGTGGAGATGCCTGGTTATGGCTGGCTTGTGAGTGCGGGGCGGTGCCCTGGGAGGAGGCCGGAGCGGGCAAACTCAAAGATAAGACAATTGTCGAAAAGACGATTGCATATGCAGTGAGCAGGCAGCTAGTTAATGCAGAGGACGTAATCCGGGAACCTGAGATAAGATTGCTCAGGCCGGACGATGAGCCGGGGGCCATAGGTATTGCACCAGACGGCACGGTACAAACGGTGACCACTGACCCCAAAGGCAATAAAGAACTTAAGTGGGTATCCGATTGCGCTATTGGCATATACATGGAAACTCAGGAAGACAGACGTACTGAGTTTGTTTTCAGAGGGAAAGGCGCTAAAGATGGCCGCCCAGTCGAATTTACTGCAGATGCTGATGTTGTGTCCGAATCCCGGAAATTCCGAGCCCTGATGATCAATTACTTTGGAGCTAGGAACCGGCTAGGGAAACTCGATTTTGAAACAGCACAACGTCTCAGTCGCAACACCATCCTGAGAGAACGAGTGACTATCCCCAGGTGGCGGCAAAATATACCCTTGGTGCCGGGTGTTGGACTGGCTGGTGATGTGGTATTCAGGCTGGCTCAACAAACACCAGCCATGGTTTGTGATGGTGATATTGGCGCGGCCAAAGAGCTTTTCAGAGATATGCTGAAGCTACGCCGGTATTCGTCATTGCTTCTTACCACCATCCTGGGGGCTCCGGTCTTTGCCCGGTGGTTCAAGAACGATCGGATCGGGATCGCCCTATGGGGCAAGACTGGCAGCAACAAAACCACTATCGCTCAATTGTTCACGGCCATATATGGCCTTGGATACCTGGATGATCGGACCCTTCTGAAGCATGGCAAGCTTGGAGGCACCCAGGTTGGGGCTATGGAAGCTCTGTTGAACGCCGGGATTTTGCCGCGCATATTGGATAATGTCAAAGCCACGGATGCGAAGGACGCTTTGGCCTATATAGCCATCATCCAGGCCATCATGGAGGGAGGGGAAAAGCTCCGGGGTAAAAGGGAAGGGGGCCTTCGGACAACAAACGAGTTCCTAGTCACCCCCATAGTGACAGGGGAGATCAAAGTATCTGAGGCAAGCACATCAGCCAGGATACTCAATTTGACCTGGGAAAAAAGCCAGGATATGGCCAATCTAACGAGTATCCAATCGAGGGTAAAATATCTGCCAGTGATTGGTTATCATTGGCTCAGATACCTTGCAGCTAATACCCATGATCTGAGGCAGGGTTTTGAACAGAAGAGATCGGAGATGGCAACCAGTTATGCTGCCAAAGGCTATGTCAATCCAGGCAGGCTGGCTAACATCTACTGCTTGCTCAGAGGCATATGGACCTTGATTGAGAACGGGCCTTTTGGTGAAGAGGCTAAAGAATTTCATGATGAATTCCTAAATGCCCTTAATGAGGCAATAGAGGCCCAAGGGCTAGAGGTGACATCAGAGACCGAGCTAGCTAGATTTCTAAACGCTGTGCGGAATTTACGGGCTTCTAGGCCCGATTTGTTCATGATCGGGGGGTTGCCAAACAGCTCGGATCGGATTATAGGCAGGGAGAACGAACTCGGGCTATTTCTTCTGCCAGAAGAGACTTTGGGGCTGCTGAAGCAGATGGGTGTGTTCACCCAGGTTCCCTCTGAGAACAGCATCACCAAGGCTCTGAAGGAGGAGGGATATCTCAGAGAGATCAAAGACCGTCGTAGGCTGAACATCACCAAGATTAATGGTATCAAGGTCTCCGGTTGGTGGCTGAAACCGGATTGGGATGATGATCTTCCTGAAGTAGATGAAGCGTCCCACAAATCTCGTGGGACGGAGCCCTCCCCATGGGAACCAAAATCGATATCATTAGGCGGCAGTCCCAAAAAACCCACATTTTCAGAGAAAAGCAAAACTTATAGGGGGGTGGGGGGAGGAAACGAGGAAAAAACATATGATAGAAATGTGTGGGACAGTGGGTCTAATAGAATAGAATATAGTAATAATACATCTATAGATACTGATTATAATAGTACCACTACCTGTCCCGCTTCGGTCTCATTAGTCCCAACGGAAGAAAAATCGATATCAATCGAGCCTACAGAAGATAACGATGAGGCTAAAGGTAGCGATTTATCGCAATCTATTAAAATGAAAATATGGGAAAACGTAGGTTATGCTCTGAAGAAGTGCCCGAGGAAGGACAAAGAGAGCAATAGGACAGGCATAATTCTTGATGACGTTATCAGCGCAGGGCTGGACGCCCGGAGAGCAGAAGAGCTTCTGAGAGCGACTGGATGGGAAAGCAGCGAGGCGGAAGCCAGCGGCTTGAAGATCTGGTGGGCACCTGAGAAGGTTCTCCGGGCTTATGGATTGGCTTAGATGGAGGTGAACGAAAAAGTATCCTCCGGCCCGACTGGAGGATTAAGGAAGTGAAAGAGAAATGGCAGATGCATTTGTGTCAATGCTGGAAGAGATGGAAGCCGAAAGCAAGAAAGGCGGGGCCTTCTTCAAGATGGAACCGACTGACGAGAAGCGGATCGTGATTCTAACCGATCCGGAGAAAGGCATCAGCAACTTCGATAGACCTGGTGCGGATGGGATGATCACCACGCCAGACGGCAAGAAGAGACCGCCTAGAACCATATTCAGGATGAAGGTGATGGTGGAAGGAACTAAGGATGAGCTGATTTGGGAGTTTGGTCACAGATCGATTATGCAACAGCTGGTCGCTATAGCCAAGCAGAATCGCCTGCAAACCTTCCGGGGTGCTCATCTCCTGGTCAAGACCTCGGGGACGGATAACAAGAACCGGGCTTGGTTCTTGATGATGACCAGCCCACCACAGGCTGCACCTGCGCAAGCACCTTCTCCGGCTTCGGTGCTGCCAGAGGGGCAGAACTGGCTGGAATCTCAGAGGGTGGGGGCTCTGTAAGGCCCCTCACCTTCTCTGAGCTACCTAATCCCAAAATAAGGAGGTCTAAACAAGGGAATGGTGCGGAACGTTCGAAGTGGCAGGAAATGCAAAGTCAGGATTCCTGGTCATAAGAAGGGTGAACCGCGTGTTAAGGTGAGCAGAGAGGACTATCCAAAGCTGGTTGCTATGGCCGACGCAGGACATTTTTATTCGGAAATAGCTAAAGAATTCGGGATATGCAGGGATACAGCAGCAAGGATAATCAGGACGTGGAGGCGTGAAAACGGCATCATGTAAAGCTAAAGGCCGCCGCCTTCAGAACATGGTGGCCGCTATGATCAGGGAGAAGTTCAGTCTTCCTGAGGAGGATGTACGACCAGTTCCAATGAGTAGCGAGGGAGCGGATATCCAGCTCTCTAATCGAGCTAGACTGATATTTCCCTTTGCGGTGGAGTGCAAGAATCAAGAACGTTTGAACATATGGGAAGCGATCAAGCAAGCCAAGAAGCATGGTGACAATACTTGCTTGACCCCGCTGGTAGTATTCACACGCAATAGGGAAGACGTCTATGTATCGCTACCACTGGAAGATTTTATGGATCTTTTGGTAATATGCGCGGCAGATTGAGATATACCGCCTTGGAAGTGTTGAAATTGCTCCCGGAAAAGCCCTTTCTGGCATCAGAACTGGAAACTCCTGTTCCAGGAGCTACTCTCCGGTATCTGATGGAAAAGGGTTGTATTGCTCCGGTGGGTCGGGGCGGCATTAAAAAGCGATATTGGATTTGGAGGTTAACAGATATCGGGAAATGGCATAAGAGGCGAGGAGCATGGCGAGCACAAAATTGTTGATGGATACGCTGAAGTACATGCCAGTGGGTAGAACCATTACAGTGCCTGAACTGGAATATAGAACAGGTCGATACGGCTCTAATCTGAGACGGGTTCTTGATGACCTTTTGGAGCTGAAGATTATCAAGAAGATAAACATAGATGAGACAGGCAAAAAAGGCAGTCGTCTCCGGGTGGCCTATATCCGTCAAATATAATGGATCAAATACAGACCAAAAGGTGTTTAATAGTATAATATAATTGTGGGTATGAAGGATGGCCGGGTTGGATAAAAGTCTCGCAAAGCTTAGTCCGACGAGGTTTGTCCTGGCGTCTGAGCAAGCATCCGAAAAGGATGAACTCGCAGACCAGATGCCAGGGGTATCGACCTATCCGGGCACGCCAACCAGAGGGGGTTGGGTGCCCGTTCTTCTAAAAGCTCAATCGCATAGCAGACCTATAGTTATTGATTGGATCTGTCCTATGTGCAAGAGGCTTACAGGGCATTCTCGGGTATGTCCAAAGTGCGGGCTAAGTATCAAGGAAACGCCACGTAGAAAAATGCGACCGATACCAAGATCCTTGAAGATTGATCGTTATCGTAAGTGGGCGAATGAAATCTTTGGTTAAGGAGCATGCTATTCAAAGGGTATCCACCGGAGAGGAGGGCGGATACAGAACCGCCCATTCTGGCCGGGCCTGCTCGCCCTTTACCGAGTCCTAGCGAAAGCGTTAAAACTCTAACAAAATTCGTTATAGGGACCATCGACTTCAAGCTAATCGGAATCCTCCTCAATTAGACCCTTGGGGATACCAGGCGTATAGGTGCACTATCTGGAATAACGGTGTTCCTAGACAGAAGCGAGTGGCAGAGGGAGAAGGACCGCCCGATAGAACCAACATGCCTAAGGAATTCGTTAAGGCATGTAAACGGAGCAGACCGGCTTAATCTGGGATTTTTGTTCCATTAGAAATGGACCTATTATTGGTTACATTTATTCTACAATTAATATCGGTTACATTTATTTTACAATAACTTGACCTACCGAGACTAAAATGCTCATCCTCGTCGTGTGTATAATTATTTAAAATAACAAGGGGATTAAAGTCATTATTACTTGCTACTTGATTAGTATGATTATTATAAATAAAAGAGAAACTAACAAAAAATATCAAACAAGTGAATATTATAAGCGCTATTGCAACCCAATTTACTGACATTTTCAAATATTGAATGGATTCCCAATCAATATATCGTAGGACTAGAATGGCAGCAACCAATATAAATATTGTGAGTATAAATACCATCGAGCCCATATTTATTAATATATTCTCAATATAATCAAGTCGGTCTGGGCCAAGCATGTAGAGCACAAACGCAAGTATGAGTAATAGAACAATGTTCCTAATAATATTTAAGGTCGATTTCACAATAGAATCATGCATACTCATAGCGCATTGTCCTCTCTAGATCCATACATCCTTTTTTTCCATATCTTTATAATATCAACGATTGTTTGGATTAAAAAAATGGCCAATACACCAATGTGCGCTCCCGTTTCAGCGCAATATACTAATATGTTTTCCTCGGTAAACAAAATATCGACCGCGAAGATGATAACACGAAGTACTAGCAAAGTAACTATGCATTCAAAAGTATGAGCTAATATGATGGTTATGAAATCCTTTTCGTTATCTATTATTTCACGAAGGAAATCTATTAGACTCATTAGATTCAGTTGAAATATGTCATATCCCACTTAAAAAGGTTTTCCTAAACTGCTTTGTGTCGTCGGATCTTAATAGTGATATGTTTCGTCAGCAGCTTGTGATGTTGCCCGTGCATCACAGTATTAGAAAGCTCAATTTTTAAATCTTAATCCTTAAAAAGGTGAGTATTATTTTGACATTACCATCTTCTGAGCTGATTAATCCAGGCAGAGCCTTAGCTAGTGGTATCCCTGTATATTGTGCCCATGATAAAATTATAGATATAATAGAGGCTATCCCCAATCCCAGGAACCCTAATCAGCACCCTGATTCCCAAATAGAGCTGCTGGCTAGGATAATCAAAGCCCAGGGCTGGAGGAATCCCATAGTTATCAGCAAGCTCTCGGGATTCATCACCAAGGGCCATGGCCGCCTCCTGGCTGCTCAGAAGCTGGGAGTTAAGCAAATACCAGTCGATTACCAGGACTATGCCAATCCTGCGGCAGAATGGGCCGATATCATAGCAGATAACAAGATAGCAGAGCTGGCTACACCAGATAACAAGCTCATCAAGGAGATACTGGATGAGATCAGGGGCGATATTGACCTGGACCTTACCGGCTATGCAGGCGTCCAAATGGACCAGCTCCTTAAGGACATTAAGAAGCATGATGATAAATTCAGACCTGGGGAGACCAATAGCCGTCCCAAGATCGATTTCATAGAGGACGAGAAGAAGGCCCTTGAGGTGCCTGCAGAAGATGCCCACCTATTCGAAGGTAAGAAGAATGTGGTGGTCATCTTCTCGGGCGGCATAGATAGCACCTTTTCATTGTTTTGGGCCAAACTGAACTTCGGTGATCGCAGGGTGATAGGGATCTTCTCAGACCCTGGCGTAGAGCTGCCAGGTGCGGCTTTGCATGCTTATCAGGTCTGCATGCACCTGGAGGTTGAGTTCGTCCTGGTCAAGCCCAAGAGCGATATGTTCATTGAGATGGTTAAGAGAGGGGGATGGCCTAGCACCATATTCCCGTGGTGCCAGAGCGATTTCGTTTATGGTCCTATCAATGACTGGATTCTAGCCAACCTGGAAGCGCATGAGACCGTAGTCATGGATGGCAGCTCTGGTGATCAGGTCACCAGGCTATCCAAGAAAACCAAGACCTCCAAGAGCACCGAGAAAAGGATGCATGAGTACGCATATTATCATCCTCGCTATGACGTCTCAAGGGAAGCATCCGAGAAGATCCTGAAGCATGCCGGTGTACCATTCTGGTGGGGCTATGAGATGGGCGCTAAGAGAACCGCCTGCTGGATGTGCCCTGGCATGAAAGGAGAGCAGGCTTTGTTCATCCAGGAGCGTTTCCCAGGGCTGGCTGATTATGTCCGCAAGATGGAGAAGTACATGGGAAAGCCCCTAGAGCAGATGAATGACAAGAGCTTTGATATGAAGGTCGAGATCGGAAAGAGACAGGCGGCCCGACGCGCCAAAGGCGAAGCACTGGAGGCAGAGGAAGATTATAAGATAGTGGCTGACGCGCAGGATAGCTAAGCCCAATCGCTAAGTTAATGAAGAAAGGAATTACATTTTGGGTTATGCCTAAAAGAGAATTTTATCCCAGAGAACGTCTATTAAAAAAGGAGATGTTATTTGGTTACGATCCAGAGAGCGCTAATTCTACTCTGTTTGAAGCTCGATCAATGGATGAAGTGGCGTTCCTTTATTATCAATGGGATTATTATGCCGTTGGCTATTATTATGCCGCTGATCTAATCGTCAATAATGCTTTAGATGCAACTCTTAGAGGTGAGGATCGGCAGCGTATAAATGTTGAAAAATATCATATTCTTATTGATAGAATCGATATTGTAGTTTTTCCCGTCATTTTCCTTTACAGGCAGTATCTAGAGACTAGGTTAAAAACAATGATAATTAAAGACAATATAATAAACAAACTAGAATCTGGGGAAGCTATTGATATAAATCTGTTATTAAGTAAAAAGGATACTAATCATAAACTTGATGTTTTATGGAAAAAATGCAAAGAAATAATAAAAAAGAATTATAACGAACAGGGCATTGATACTAATGATGAAATAGAATTGAATGTTATGGAGGAGTACATAGAGGAATACAAAAATTTAGATGGAAGTTCATATACTTTTAGATATCCTGGGAATACGAATGGTGAACTTCATCATCTTGATATTCCCCAAATTAATCTCAAAAAACTAAGCGAAATTATGAAGAATATTTTCGACTATCTTGAATTTTATAAAGATTGCCAAAATGGTTCTATAGATTACTACATGTATGATCGTATAGATTACTACATGTATGATCGGTAACAGAGGCGGTTATTCCGCCTCCTTCTTTGCAGTCTTCTTACCACGCGAGAGAGGTCTTGCACCGGATACAAGAGAGGCTAACCCATCTCTCAGGGCTTCCGCTACTTGCTCTTTCACTATATCGGCTAGGGAATCGGCTATAATCTCTTTGATTTGCCCTTCAATACGCTTATTCCACTTATCCTCGAACTTGACCACGAAGGCCCTGCCATTCCAATGGGATATTGTATCTTCAACGAGCCCAGGCAGATCCTCCTTAAGCTTCTCTTGCATATACTCGACCGCTCGGGATTCCATATACTGATCCAATACATCCCGGCAGACCGAGCACACGGAAGGTTCGCCTTTGACGGCATTTGCGGGCAATACGTGTTTGCCACAGAATATACAGGAGGGCATTTACTGCACCTCCTTGGGTAGCCATCGGCGCTGTCTCTCTAGTACGATCTTCACCAGGGCTTTGTAAGCTGGACTGTCTCTGTCCAGGGGCTTGGAGCACTTCTTCGCTTTGCGAGACATTTAAGCTACCTCCACGCAATCCATAAGCACTATCTCAACTACAGTTTGCTCGGCCTCTGCCAGATCTCCGACAACCATAAGCTCGGCCATTCTCTCGGTCTCTGCCGGAGCGGATTCCATAAACACGCCTCTTTCCAGGGTAGTAACCTCGAACTTCCACAGATATTGCATTTTACTTCACATCCCAGAGCGGCTTACACGCCGCCCCTAGTACCTTATAGGCCCGTTTGCGACGTTTTACTATCGGTCTACTGATAGCGAAAAATAGTCTATAAGCCTTTAACGTATAATCCGGCTTTCCTTAATGCGCGGGAGGCTATACCATTGGAGGGATCACACGCGGGGCTTTGCTTGAGCATAAAGGCACGCTCGGCACCGAATACCTCGGCCATCCATACGGCCCACTTAGCGCCTTCTAGGTACGCCTCTGTCAAGTTCCGGCCCCTATACTCCCCCTTGCCCGTCCCTCGCTCAACTACGTGCGGTACATCGCCCTCCCAGGTCACGGCGCAAGGGCACCGGGGCACTGGTAGCCCTCCTAGCTGTTCAGGGCAGATAGGGACAAGCTCATACTTCTCTTTGAGTTCCTGTACGGTCTTCTCTTTGTAGAGCCGATGGCCCATTTTATGCGTTTGACCGTGATATCTGCAGGGCACCCCACAGGCGCATAACGAGATGAGCGCTTTGGGTTTATGTTCCACCAATCTAGTTTGCATGTTATTCTCCGGGCATAATAAGCCGCCCGGATATACCTACTCACGCTTATCTTATAAAACGCACGCTGTGATGTAAATGGCTAGAAAGAAGGCGGTTTTGGATTATGTTATGATAGAGAAACTTGCTAGTTTGGGGTGCACTGAATATGAGATCGCATATGCGATAGGATATACTCCTCAGCATTTCTCGACTATAAAGAAGAAAGATCAGCTCCTCCGGGAAGCGATAGACCGGGGTTCAAACACCATCAAGGTAGCCATTCGCCGGGCTCAATTAAAGGTGGCACTGCCTGAAGGCGATTACAACGGCAATGTGTCCATGCTGATCTGGCTTGGTAAGCAATACCTGCGACAGAGTGACCACTTAAAACTTTCTGGAGATGAAGAAGAACCCCTGGTAGTGAACACCCTAGCGGACTTTGTGAAAAATGCCGCGGCCAAAAAAGAAAAGTCTGGATCTTCTGGCACCTGAATTAATGCAAAGCGACCCTGTTATGGTCGCTACTGACATATTTGGGTCTAAGCTCTGGAAGGACCAGGGAACCATCATGGAGTATGTCCGGGATCACCCCAGGGTGGCCTGGAGGTCTTGTCACGGCATCGGTAAGACTTATGTCGTTGCCAGGTTGGTTCTCTGGTTTTTGTTTTCCTTCCCATATTCCATCGTAATCACCACCGCACCAACCTGGAGGCAGGTTGAAAAGCTGGTTTGGAAGGAGATTCGGGCCTGTTATTCCAGGTCTAAGATACCTTTGGGCGGCAATTTGGCACCAAAGGCCACCGAACTCTCGCTGGTGGGGGATGAATGGGTCGCTATGGGCCTCTCCACCAATGATCCGGATAGGTTCCAGGGATATCACGCCGAATATCTCTTGGTGGTGGTTGATGAAGCGGCGGGCGTGCAGGAGGACATATTCGAGGCCGTCGAGGGCGTGTTGACCTCGGCCCATTGTAGGTTGGTTCTGATTGGCAACCCAACTAACATCGGTGGGCAATTTTACCGGGCTTTCCGAGAAGCTAATTGGGTAACAGGCCATACTAGTGCCTGGGATACTCCCAATTTCACCGAGCTGGGAATAACCAGGGAGGACATAGAGAATGACACCTGGGAGGCCAAGGTTCCCAGGAAGGTGAGTGGGGATTATGATTGGCCTGCCCCATACTTGATTACTCCAGCCTGGGTATCGGACAAGTTCAAGCGCTGGAAGCCCAACCATCCGGCATATTCTGCCAGGGTGGAGGGGGAATTCCCGGAGCAGGGCGAATACAACGTTATTCCGTTGGCCTGGATCGAGGCGGCAATAGCAGCATGGCCGGATACTGAGCCAACGAATGATAGAATCATCATCGGGGTGGATGTAGCTCGGGGCGGGATGGACCTGTCGGCCATCGCTATACGCCGCGGGAATAAGCTCCTCTTCATCGAGACTTTCGCCGGTTTGGATGGGCCGGAGTTGGCCGGAGAGGTGGCCGTTAGATACAGGAAGCTCAATGCAGACCTGGTGAATGTCGATATTATTGGCGTTGGATCTTCCGTTTATGATTCTCTGAAATCCTATGGAGATATCGAGGTTCAGGGCGTTAATGTGGCGGTGGCTTCAGACGTTAAGGATGAGAAAGGAAATCGAGTTTATCAGAACCTGAGATCAGAGCTATGGTGGACACTCCGAGAAGCCATAGATCCTAAAAATCCCGAGCCTTTGACCCTGCCAGATGACGATAACCTGCTGGCAGATCTGGCTGCTCCTCAGTACAGTTTTCGAAAGGGTTGGATTCAGATCGAAGCAAAGGAAGACACCAAGAAGAGGCTAGGCCGAAGCCCCGATTCCGGGGACGCTCTGATGCTAACATTTGCGCCAGTAGAAGAAATGTCTCCGGTGGGCTGGGGAACTTCCAGATTAACAGGTAAGAGAAGATGATGGAGCAACGAATCGCTACGGAGCTATGCCTGATCAGGCTATTGCTTGAACGTTTCTTGGAATCTACAGATCCGGTAGAGTATGCAAGGTACGCAGTACAGAAGCAAAAATTCTCATAGAGTGGATTGGATGAAATTCTTGGAACGGCTTTTCCCTAAGAAGCAAGCAGCAGCACCCATCATGTCAGGCTCTCCGGTGATGCGTCAGAGGTTTTCGCTTGGCTATGTGGACCGGAGCGTTGTTGTCTCTCCGGAACGCATTGCTGCCAACCGTTCTATCCCGGTGGTGCTGGAATCCCTATCAGGTCTATCAAGGCTTTGTTTCACCGGATTTGATCACGTCCTAAAGCCTCTCGATCCATCCGATGACACCCAGGAGGCCAATATCAAGAAGGCCCTGCAGCAGATCCATATCCAGGAGAAGAGAATAGGAAGAATCGGGAAATCCCGACGCAACGGAACCCTAGGGCTGGTCCGGGCCACCGCACTGGATGGCTGGAGCTTCAGGCAGGCGGTAGCCGAATACTCCACCATCCAGGAGGGCAACTGGCAGAATTTTGCTGAAATCCAGCTGCTGCCTGCTCAGAGCTTCGGAACCGCTCCGGGCAACTTGCCTTATAGCTCTTGCATCGCGGACAAAATTCTGCCTGGTATTGTATATGATATCAACCAAGACATTACTCGATTCTTCCAGGCGGGGGATAACGCCCTGCCACGGGAGCTAGATCCTGACAATATTATATATATCGAGGACATGACGATCCCGGACGACCTGAGCTTCATGAAAGTCTTGAATCCAACCATTGAGGCTTGGAAAGAGGTTAGGCGTTATGGCATGCTGGCTGAGCACCGGGTAGGCGTGCCTGATGAAGTAGCCTCGATCAATGCCAAAGACGTTGTGGCTATGATCGAGGCCAAAATCCCGGTTAAAATGCAGGATCTGATTGACCATTGCGACGACCTGGCAGAAAGGCAGTCTCATGAAAGCAAGAAAGTCGCTCTGGCAGGAACCAAGATCGAATATCCCAAGATCGACATGCCGCTTAACCCTTGGGATGCTGATCAGTACCTCAAGGAAGAAATCTGTGATTTCTTTTTTAAGAGGAATGTGATAAAGCGGGTTGAGCAGGCGGTCAGTTCTTCAGACTCCGGCGCCAAGGCCCTCATTGATATCCACGTATCCAGCGAGAGAGAGCTTTGGGGCAAACCCTTTGAGAGCTTGTGGAATACCTGGCTGGAATGGAACGGTTTTGAGCTGGTGGATGAGTTTGCCTGGTGGGATTGGTCTCCGGAAGACCAGGATAAGCAGCATAAGAGGAACCTGGAGAACTTCAGATCCCATGCTATGACCATCCAGACCTTCTGCGAACTGGAAGGACTGCCTATTCCGAACGATGAGGAGCTGAAAGAAATCGCGGCTCAGCACGCCCTGCTTTTTGGCAAAGACAACGTCTTGAGCCGCTCCAACACGACGGTGTAGGCCGATGGATCATATTAAGGCGCTACGTAGCGCAGAGGACTCCAGGATCAGAGAGCTGGAAGCCAGGTTCTTGGACTCAGTAAAGAACACGATCCAGAGCACCGACTGGAGCGACGTAGAACGGCGACTAATGGCCGGAAACGCGCCGGATATGGTGGTAGGTGCCCTATCATGGGGCAATTACGATCCTTCGGACTTGCTGGAGGGCGGATTTTGGGCAGCCTCGGGCATAGCGGCTGAGTACCTGGCTGAGGTCATCACCACCAGCACCGAAGTTAGCTTTGTGCTCACCGATCCCAACGCTCTGAAATGGATTGAACAGTACGCGGCTGATGAGATCGTTGCCATTTCCGACAGCCAGAGAGAAGCGGTAAAAGAGATCGTACTGGCTGGTTATCGGGATGGGATCACGTATCAGGAACAGGCCCGGATGATCAAGCAGATCGTAGGGCTAGATCCCAGACGGGCGATAGCAGTAACGAACCTGGAGAACAGGCTGAGGAAGAAAGGCAAGTTCTCCGAGGACCAGATAGCGAAGAAATCTGCAAAGTATGCTAAGCGTCTTTTGAACCAACGTGCCCGGACCATTGCCGTACAGGAAGCTGTGACGGCTGCTGCTCAGGGATTCTATGAGACTACCAAAGGCGCAGTAGGCCGGGGCATCTTAGATCCTCAGAAATACGCTGGCTATAGGATAGTGACCGGGGACGAACGGTTGTGTCCCCAATGCTCTGCATTAGCGGGTGAGACTCGGGAACTGCCTGATGGTGTTTACAGATCGACCGGGTCACATACTCCAAAAGTTCACGTTTTGTGTCGTTGTGTTGAAGGAATCCAGGAAACAGGAGCGGAAAAGGGGGTGCAAGGAATAGGAACGAAGCAGACTAAACGGGCCTCTGGCATGGGAAGCGCTACTATCATTTTCGACTGCCAGAAGGTCAAGAGAAAAGACGGGATTCTATACATCCCAACTGTTCCGCTGATCGAAGGAGTTTACGAGCAGTGGGGTGTACGGGTTTTTAGGGACTATGAGGAATTCTCACCACACAGCCACTGGCTGCACGGCCTGCCTGTAGTTGTGAACCATGAAGATGTCACCCCGGAGGCCCGGAGGGTAGGACAGCTGTTTGATATCACAAACAAACCAGAAGGTAGGAAAACCTCTGCCACAACCCGATTCTTTGAGATCGATCTCACTCGGAGAGAGCTAGAAGCTCTTCTTTCCGGCGAACCTCATGACGGCTCTCTCAGATGGGAATGCTACCTGGTCGATGAGCCGGGCACTTGGACAGATCCCAGGACCGGGGAGGTCAAGGAGTATGATGTAAAGGAAGTCGGGCCTTACGTCTTCCATGAGTACTCATTTGTGAAACAAGGCGTAGTCAGCACCAAAGACGGTGCCGGGTTCAACGTGCAGTGTAAGGACTGCAAATCATTGTCATATGCTCCAGGAGGAGGAGCTACTATGGAGATAGAGGAAATCCAGACAGCGATTAATGCTTTGTTAAACAGAATCGATGCCCTGGAGCAGAAGAACGCGGCTCTTGAGGGCGAACAGAAGAATATCCAGGCCACCCTGGAAGCCAGGATCGAGGCCGAACAGAAGGAGCGGTTCCTGTCCAAGCTCAAGCCTGCATTCTTGGAACAGGGGGATGAACTCTGGCAGGAGTGCAAACAGACGGGGTACCTCGATTTTGAGGCTAACCATCCTGAGATGATCGCTTCCTTCCAGTCTCGGGTTCTAAAAGGACAGTCCATGACAGAAGAGCCCGAGTCCTTCAACCTGGCTGCTAAGCAGGCGGAAAGGAACAAGAAATTCAATATGAGGAGGAGATAGAGATGGTTCTGAGAAAAGTGACCACGCCCAAGACCGGGCCGCTCAGTTCTATCCCTGCAGCTGGCAAGATAGCTTTTGGTGCTGCGATTATCAACAATGGAACGGATCAGGCCGTATATGCCTCTGCAGCTGACACGGATGAGATTCTAGGGTTCGCAGTACAGCCAGCCAATAACGTGGTCCTGAGAAGCGACGGATTCTATCAGCAGTACGATGATGTGCCTTACGCCAACAGCGGGGAGATCAATGCTCTGGCGATCGCACTCGGTGCCACAAATATCATCAAGGGCGACTTCCTTGAAGTGGCCGCTTTGGGTGGTGCGGGTGGTTCTGGTGCCTGGGGGGTACTGGCTGAGGCTGGCAACCTGGCAGGAGCTACCAAGACTATAACGTCCGTTGCTCAGGCCGCAGAGAGCGTTACCCTGGCGGCTTCCATGGCAACTCCCGCGGCTGGCGTAGCAATCGGCGATGCTCAGATCACAATGGCTGCTGGTGCTATCGCAACCATGGGACTGGTCGAAGGTGATTATGTTATGCTCAGGGATGCAGATGGCGACACCCAGCTCAATAGGGTCAAGTCTCTGACAGCGACTGTGATCACCTTGCAGGAACCTTCCACGGTAGCTCTGACTGTGGCAGATAACGATCTTGTGCACCGGGTTGCTCAGATCAAAGTTAAGATTCTCTGAGGTGTTTTATTCATGGTAGGGGAGTTAAATTGGGGTGCAGGTCTCCCTATGGAGATCATTACCAACATGAGGAAGTCCATTGAGGAATTCCAGAATGTGAACATCGACGGCTACATAGCCAGGAACGCTCTATACGTCCGGACTCTGAACAATCCAAACATCCGCCGGGATGTGGTCCGGAGGGTGGATATGGCCGCCGCTCCAGATGGCATATCTCGGGCTCAGATCTCTGCTGGAGGCACTATCCCGGATGAGATCACGACCGGCGCTAAGGAAGACATCCATCCTATCTGGTGGATCGCCGATGCCGTCATAATGAATGAAGCGGAGATCAGCATTGATCCAACCAGATGGGATCTGGATGTCAGAGTGGCTATGCTGGAATGCCAGAGAAGAGAGAATTATACGGCCATCAATGGAGATGCCAATCACAACATCACTGGCATTGTCGGAGCTGCTCAGGCCAATCCCAGGGGTAGCATAGTGGCCTCTGGTGCCTCGGGTAACCAGGAGAATAATTCTGGAGCCTGGGATGGCTCTGAACAAGACGGAAAGATGGACCCCTATGAGGATCTGAGGCTGGCAACCGGCATGGTCAATCCCGAGTTCCCGAGATCCTCGCTCAACCTTCTGGGTCGGCCCGAATCTCTGAACTACCTCTGGTCCAAGAACGAGTTCAGAGAGACGTATGTCTCTGAGATCGCGGGATTATTTGGCCGGGCCGATGGGTCCACCGACTTTCTCATTCCCTGCGACTATATGCCCGCCAATACGGTTTACGTAGTAGCAAAGCACATGAATGCCGGTGAGATTGTAATCGCCCAAGATTACGATGTGGACGCGGACTATCCCAGACAGAAGGGCAAGAACCGCTACGCTGAGATCGGCGGCTGGGTTGGTTTCGAGATCCACGATCCATCTGGTTTTGTGCAGGTAGCCATTAACTGAGGGGCGACCATGGGAATGAATCCAAGAGGGTTTTTGAGGACATGGTCACGGCTAGATGGTGGCAATGTCCGAAAAAATTCCATAACTAAGGATAAGCTGACGGGCGGCTTCCTCAAAACCACGCTGGCGGACGGTACGGCAGCTGCGACCGACGTGACCGTTACTGGCATTGCCCTGGGCGATGAGCTGGTAGCGGTCTTGTCCCTGTCCACCAAGGCCGATATCAAGACCTTGGAGAACCGGACTTCGGAATATACCGTCGGTGCAGGAAAGCTGGTGAAGGCGGCGGGCGCTGATGAGACAAACAACCAGCTTATCATCATATATCTGGATCTGACATGAATTCGTCCGATCTGATATAATTTCTAGAATAATACCTCGGGCTGCCAGTGAGGCGATTTTTCGTGATCATATTTAAGGGATCAGTGGGCGATGAGATTATCCTGAATACCGGGCGCGACCTGGAAGATGCCACCAAGATCGAGATGCGTGTGATAACACCATCCGGCTCAAATGAGGTATGGGATGCTGTGGCTCATACAACTCCTGAGCACATTGTCCATACAACCCTGGAAGGGGAGATGGTTGATGAGGGCATCTATATTGTCCGGGCCTATGTCGAATGGGAAGAGCTTCATTCGTACTTAGGCAAGCCGGTTCTGGTTCATTGTCTAGATATCTCATACGTCGTTCCTATCAATGAAGTGCGCCGAACGATCCAGGATAAAAACCCTGACCGGCCACTACTGAGCGATGAAGAGATTTATGATTCCTTAGCAGCTTCCGGGGGCGATACCCTTGCCGCTTCCCTGGCTTGTGCTGAAGCCCTGGTTGCCAGGGGAGCACATAAGGTCTCCAAGAAGATAGGAGATCGACAGATCAACTATTCTGACCTGCTGGGGCATTATCAGGCCCTGGTCGAAGTCCTGCAAGCCAAGATACAGCAACGAGATTTCAGCCATGGAACTTACCGGGGCGGAAGAGTCGAAGACAAATATCCTATCAAATTTTTATATTCAGATGCAAATTAAAAAGGTGAGGCTATGGGAGATATCGACTGGCTTGAATGCGTTCCTTTTGAGGGTCCGGAATCGCAGTGGCCCACGGGCATGGCCCATCTGCCACCTGGCATTAGCGTGCTGGACTTGCTGAAGGAAGGCAGCGTGAAAAGGACCAGGTCCGGTGGGATTCTCAAACTGGAGATAGACGAGGAGGTCTATGAAGCCCTGGTAGAGACCTATGGTCCAAAGCAGATTCTGATTGCCACCGCCGGTGGTGGCCGGATCACTCGGGAGGAGTGGTATAGACAGTTCAACAAATCGGATGGCCTGAGGCTGGCTATCATCCGAGAACTGAACAAGGGTGAAGAGGAAACCAAATCCTTCGAGATCGGAAAATGAAAATTTTAGGAGGCAAACGAAATGGTAGATGAGAGAATCAACACGGATGTGAAATTTGTGTCCACCGTTATTGTCGGTGGATATGAATCGTTTGTTGAGAAGAACGCCAGGATGATGGGCTACCTCAAGGGCGAGATCGAGGAGCTTCAGACGATGATCAATAAGCTCCAGTCCACCGACATCCAGGCCGGATACCTGCCAGACGACGACCACGATATCATCAAGTCCCTGGATGAAATCGTGGAGGAAGTCGATAAGAACCTGGCTGTACTCGGAAGTGCCATAAAGGGCCTGAGCGACAGCGCAAAGGTCACGCTGGAAGCGGCTGGATACATGAGGTTATCCAAGGACCAGGCTGCCATCAAGACCTATCCGGAGTGAAATTCTCCGGACACTTTTTTTATTATGCATAATGATACGGCTTCCCGCTACGGGATAGATGAGATCGATTATAAGAGGTGAAACGCAATGAGTTTGAAAGGTTGGAGAACATACATCGCTGCAACGCTGGTGTTCGTCACCGGCCTGTTAGAGTTTGTCGATGAGGTTGCAGCGGCTGATTATATAGGGGGGTATATCGGCCTGGAAGGATCTATCATCCTGATGGCATGCGGTGCCGTTTTCGGTATTCTCCGGAAGCTGACCGATACTCCTGCTAAGATCTGAGTCCATTCCAGGTGATCTGTCAGTGGATCTTCATGCCAGGGTATGTGTGCTTGAATCCGATTCCAAGCGCCACGAAGAAGACATCAACCAGCTCTACGGGAAGGTATCATCGCTGGAGGTTTGTGCCTCCAGCCTCCCCGATATCAAGGAATCGTTGAAAGGCATCCAGCAAGAGATCAAGACGCTCAGTGTATTTGTTCACAGTTCCAAAGGAAAAAGTATAGCATATCTTACAGTTCGTGAGTGGGCAATCCTGGCTATAGCTGCAATAGGATTATTACTCAATAATATAATGTTTAAGTGATATTTAATGTCTTTGATCGATGACTTCAAGGACGAAATGGCCCAGACCGTGACCATCTATCCCTATCAATCCAATAATGGTTGGGGGGACCAATATGGGGATGGGGCTTCTTATCCGTGCGCTGTATGCCATCGCAAAATAGAAGTTAAGAGAAAGGGCGGCGATAGCTTCGTATCTTCCTTGCAGATACATCTCGATAAATCTGTTGCAGTATCTGCCAGGGATAAAGTGGAGTTCGATGGAGAAATCCTTGTGGTCTTGGACGTTAGCACAGAATACGATATAGAAGAGCCTTCAGAGATCTATGCTAGGGTGATTTATGCCTAAAGTAGTCTGGCGGGCGGATGCTATTCTCAGGCAGGTTGAGGAGAACGCCTTAAACGGAGCTGAAGAATGGGCGCGGGCGGATGTCCTGCCACTCTCCCAGGAGAATTGCCCGGTCGATTCGGGGACTATGAGGGGGACTGGGTCAGTCGTCCGAGAAGGCAAGACAATAGAAATTGGATTCGGCGGACCGTCTGTGCCCTATACAGTCAGACAGCATGAAGATCTGACCCTGGATCATCCGACGGGTCAGGCCAAATGGCTTGAAAACGCCTTTAACTGGCGGTTGCCTATGCTGCCTGAAAGAGTGGGGGATCGTTTGAGGAAGGTTTTGTAATGGCCGATATCGTCACCGAGATGATGAATTCGCTAGTATCCAATAAATTCGTTACGGCTTCGGGGATAGATCTCTTTGCCATGCACATCCGGCCCGAGCCTGACGCTCAGCTGATAGTGATCCCAGCAGGCGGGCGGCTTCCTATCCTATCGGTAGATAGTGCCACAGATCAGCCGGGGGTTCAGGTTTACGTGATAAACTCCGATCTTTCGGCTGCATGGTCGAAAGCCAACAATATCCATAACCATTACAATAATCTGAAAGGAGTAATCCGACAGGCTATTTGGGCCGCCCGTTCTTCTCCTATCTATCTGGGGGAGCTGGATGATGGGCGACACAAGATAGTAGTCGAGTTTCAAGTAATTTAGGGCGGGCAGACATTGACAGTCCTTGATGAGCGGATAGAAGATTAGTATCTATACATTTTTATTAAATATTTTCTGATACTGCAACCTTTTACTCGGAGGTATGAAATGACTAACGCAATCAGCGGAATGAAAGGCACCCTCTGGATTTCAGAGACATCGGAGGGGAATTATGTAAAGCTGGCTGAACTTTCCGAACTGAGACTCAAATTGTCCGGAGATCCTATTGATACATCTAATGTGGATGATGATGGATGGGGATCGGAGATAGCCGGGAAGCGCGGATGGGAAATTAGCGCCAAGAACAACCTGATCATAACAGATCAAGCATACAGTATCATCATAGATGCCATAATCTCAGGCGATAGCATTTATGTCAAGGCCCTGTCCCAAGGCACTCCCACCACAAACCCCAAGGGATTCCAAGGCAAAGCGACAGTGCAAAGCTCGGATCTGCTATTGGCCAGCACGACTTCGCAGCAGACGGCGGATTGGGTAATCAAGGGTAGCGGGGCTATGAGCAAAATAGACTGAGGTGAACCATGACCAATGCAGTGAGCGGCCTTTCAGCTGCTCTTTTTCGTGATGAGACCGCGGACTATATCGTAACTCCGGCGCTTGGTTCTGCCAGGGATATTTGTTTTGTGAGCAAGGGCGGAACCAAGGTTGAGATCGTGGTGGGCTCAACCACCGCTCCTCTCTCGCTAGATGTCTCAGGCACAAAACTAACCATCGCCAGTGCTAATGAAGATGGTGAACCAAGGAGCACCGCGGCGGATATAATCCAAGCTGTTAATGGACATCCACAGGCATCAGCTCTATTCACAGCCAGGTTGCCGCCGGGCTCTAAGGGAGACGGTATAACTGGAGCCCTGGCAGAAATGACCGCTGCTGATGGCATAGCTTTCACTAGCCTGACTCTGGACGACTTGGGTGACCATCGGAAGTATCAAGCACCGGTTGGCTTGCGCTATTGGGATGACACCAAGACGCTGGTGGTGAAATCTGATGGTACGGCCGTAACTTCAGGTTTTAAGGTGAGCTTCCTTCGGGGCATGGTGGTTTTTGACAGCTCGATGGAAGGACACACGATATCCGTCGTAGGAACCCGAAGAAGTGAGCTAGCTTTCCAGAAGATCCTCGGTGTCTTTGATGGCAAGCTGAGGATAATAGGTACGGATATTGATTCTAGCTCGGTGGATGATGACGGTTGGGGAAGCACAACCCAAGGCATCAGGCGTTTCGAAATAACTTCGGGATTCTATTACTATGACGGGAAACTTCCCATCGAAGCTCTGACCACGAAATATATCTGGAAATTTTATGCTGTGCTATCCAACCAAACCCCATTTGCTATTGGGAAGGGCATTGTGCAGAATATGGACAATCTGCTAGTCAGCATGACCGACGTACAGAAAACTAGCATAACTGTGCGCGGTGTTGGCGAACTGTATATAGAGTGATAACGCATGGAAGATATTAATAATATTATGATAGGGGATAAGGAGATAAAGTGGACCTTCGGAGCTATGCGAACCTTCGAAGCTCGGGCAAGATCTATACTGAAGAAGATGGATATTCGGCTTGATAATTATTCGACTGGTGCCATTCTCACAAAGTACCTCAAAGTCTCCGAGATCCTTGAGGCTGCTGTGGCTGCTTCGACCGGCCTGAGCGGGGTGGAAGGCAAGAAAGGCGAACCGTCCGAAGCCAGCCAGGCTGTTGATCAATACCTCGATGAAGGAGGGGCACTGGAAGAACTCCAAAAGGCCGTATATATGGCTTATTTAGAGAAGAACGACCCTTCTTTTATCTCCATCTGGTTGGAAAACATCGCCCGGAACGAGGAAGCCATGAAGATCAACCAGATGAAGGAGGAGGCAAAGCTAGAAGTAGCCAGGCTGGAGCTGGAAGCAGATCAGCAGAAGATCAAGGAACTGAAGCTTTCTGGCAAACAGTCCATCGCATCGGGTACATAGATCTGGGGCTCCTCCCCGATCAACTCTATTCTCTTTCTGTTAATGAACTCATAGCACTTTATTCGCATCATATAGAACAAAGAGCATGGGAACGCGAGAAATCGGCGTTTATCGGCTATTGCGCTGGAGCGGCGATCGCTTTAGCTTTCAATGGAAACCTCGGAAAGTTCTCTGATTTCTTTAGCACATCCAAACAAAATAACGACAGTCCCTCTGAGGACTATATCGAACGTTACAATTCATGGAGCTGAGAAATGACTGTTGAAGTTGGACGAGTCACAGCCGTAATAGACGGCGATATATCAGCTCTGACTGCCGCATTGAACCGTGCTAAAACCCAGGCAACGGATGCCGTATCTGGGATTGAGAAGGGCATTAAAGGGCAAATCGGCTCCGGTGTATCCGGAGTGGTCGATTGGGCCGGGCTCGGGAAACAAACTGCCACTGACTATGTATCTGGCATAACTGCCGGTCTCGGGCCACTAGGGACCGCTCTGGAAGGGGCAGCAACCGCGTTGGGGCCTACGGGCTTGGTAGCTACTGCTGCCATAGCTGGCAGCGCTGTGATCGCCAAAGCTGCCTGGGATGCTTCCTCAGCCTGGGAAGCAGGGATGGCCCAAATCAGCAAAACCACCGGGATTGAAAAGGGCACAAGCGATTTCTCACAACTCAATGCAGAGCTTAAGGATCTCTATTCCACGATGCCAACGACCGCATCGGAGATCCAAAATGTAGCCAAAGCAGCGGGCAGCCTGGGTATAGAAAAAGACTCCATCGCCGGGTTCACCCAGGTTGCCTTGGAGATGGGCTCAGCTTTCGATATTCCTGCAGAAGAAGCTGCGGTTGCTGTCGGAAAAGTCCAGGGACAGCTCAAAAGCCTGGATGGTTTGGATTCGGCTCAGTTCGCCCGAAATTTCGGCTCTGCTGTCGATTATATAGGCAACAATTTTAACGCCACAGAAAAGGACGTTCTGGACTTCTCAACCCGAGTGTCCGGTTCTCTTTCAGCCCTGGGAAGTTCTGCCTATGAGATCGCTGGATGGGGTGGAATGCTCTCCAGCGTGTTCCCATCAGCAGAACGAGCCGCGGGAAGCTTTGACGCTCTTCTGAACCAGCTCACTACCAACACCGAAAGCCAGGCCGTAGCCGCTGAACTCCTCGGTACTAATACCGAGGATTTCATGCGGGCTATGACTACCGATCCCACCGATACTCTGCTCAGGATAGGCTCCGCACTGGAAGCCCTGCCATCAGAAAAGCTGATGGAAACGACCAAAACCTTGGGCGGAACGTATGGCATGGACACGCTCAACAAAATGGTAGGCCATACGGAGGAGTGGAGAGAAGCCATCGAGGGCGCGGTCGAAGCGGGCGAAAAGGGCACATCTATCGGTGAATCCTTCGCCGCTGGATCGGATAATGCCAAAGCCGCCATCCAAGAGCTGAAAAACTCCGTCGAGACCATCCTGATTGACATAGGCCAACCCGCTCTGGATGCCTTTACGCCCGTTATCCAAGGGCTTGCCGACGGTCTGAATGACATTAGAACCATAGGTGAGAACCTCTGGGAACCGCTCACAACAGTTCTCACTCCGATGACCACCTCGGTCTCATTGATCGCAGATGGCATAGGAACAATGGCCAGCATCCAACTGGATGGCCTGGTCCTGGCATCACAATCAATTAACTCTGCCTTTGAGACTGGTTCGGCCTATGTGGAAGCTTTCCGGGAAGAGTTCGGTGAGATTGTTACAAACACCACCGCCTTCAAGACTGTAAGCGACCGTGTGGATGGAATCACATCGGCCGTCTCCGACCTGAAGGACGAGGCTTTGGAAGTATTCGATACGGTGGTGGCCGGTTTCGCCGAAGCTATTCCCACGGCCATATCAGGTACAGCCAGCGCCATAGGCGGATTGCTGGATGAAGCTGGTCTAGGCGGGGTGACCGATGCCGTGGGCGGTATTGTCAGCTTCTTCCAGGAGGTTGATAAAAACGCGGCTGAAAAGCTCGGGAAAGATGCCGGTAAGAAGATCGCAGACGGGATCAAGGATTCTGATCTTCCCAGGGCACCGGGCGAAGCCTTGAGCAGCCAGGAAGCCAGAGCGGCGGTCGAAGAAGCGGCTAGGGATTTGGGGGATATAGTCTCCGATCCTATTTACTGGAAAGACCTACCCATATCACAGTCAATAGATGCGATCACAGGCAGGGTCTATGACCAGCGGGGAGCAAAATGGAAGGGCAGCCACGGTGAGATTGTTGGCACCGTGAGCGTCGGTGGCGTGGGAATAGCTGCCGAAATGGAAGTGACAAACAAATCCTCCGATGTCGTACTAAAAACCGAGAGCGGTCAGGAGATAGATCGTCGGGGCATATACGGCGGTGAGTTTAACGGCGATCCACAGGCCGCGATCATGGACATGGTTCGGGCACATCCGGAAGTTTTCGGTGGACTCACTGAATTAGAGCAGGCTGAGTTTGCTGGGGATGTGGTAAAGGCAGAATCTCTGAAGATCCAAGCCGGTGTGGTGGATGTCGGAATAACCACCGAAGCCAGGTTGAAAGAGCTTTCATCACTGGACCTGGATACTCTCCGGGCCAATATCACTGAGATAGAAGCCGAAATAGCAGGGTTAGCAGAGGGTCTGAAAGAGATCGATTCGACCTTTGAGGAGATGTCTATTGAGCCAGTCAATATGACAGTAGCTCTCCAGACAGACCAGGCCCGAGCCGATTGGGATCTTTTAGTGAGAGATATCGAGGGACTGGTCGTGAGGATGCCCGTCGTATTGGATGTCCAAGTTTATGCCGATGACATCAGAGCGATTATCGCAGACGAATTGAGGGCGATGGTGGTATGATTCATGATTGGGATTCTCATTACTGGATGGCAAAACTGCCATCCGGCAAATGGATCAGCGCTGCTAACCACAGCAGCTTTGAACCGATTTTCCAGACTGCTACCAAGATCAGGATAGAACCTCTATCTTCTCTATCTGCTCAGGCGGTGCTTGAAGCAGAAGTTCCAGACGGTTATACTGCATTTCTCCGCACAGATCGAGTAGAAATAGTGATGAAAGGCCCGGATGCGGATAATACGCCTAAACTGATCTATGTGATGGCATTAGAACGAGGATATTGGCCCGATCCTGGCAGAGTGGCACTTTCAACCGTGCCCTTGCTGGATGGCTTCCGGGCTGAACTTCAGATCTTTCCAGACGGTCATGGAGAAGTGGATTTCAGTTCTTCTGGTTATTTTATTAGCGAGGTAAAGAACACGATCAAATACGATTTATATAGATTTATAAAGGTGTGAAAATGTCAGTTCATATCAGGCGATACTATGGTTCCGGGCCGTCCGAGGTCGATATCTCAGGCGGGGCGAATCCAATAGGATTGAAACTGAAAACATATGACGGGGACTCGACTGAGACCTATCTGTTCAATGCCACGCATCCAGTGCCAAAACCTACGATTGGCAATAAACACAGCTTTACGGCCACAATAGCGCTCTATAGCGATGTGTTAGGCAGCGAAATATACAGCGATCCCAAAATCTATTCTGGTGGTGTTCCGTCCGTACCTGAACCTAATCCTCAAGGCTATGTTCCATGGACCGGGGCTCAGATATTCATTGCTGACGATACCGATGATACATATGTGCGGGCAACGGGCGTGACCGATGACAGCGGAACTGAGATGGTCGCTCAGGGATTGACTTCATCCAAGACCGATCTTCTGGCCACCTACAACGCTGCGAATATGAAAAACATTGGCCTGGTTGGTGGAGCGAGTTCTATTGGCCCACTGTCATCCGCACAAAGAATATCCAAATTCGTGCGGCTCCAGGGCACCCTGGGGACTAATTGTTCAGCAGGTTCCACCGTGCCCGCTACAATCTACATGAGGTATTCTGTCACTAGCTAAGGAAACTAGCTGAGGAACCATGATAATTGGCAAGAGTCGGATAGGTATTGGTCGCTTGGGTATAGCTAGCACCGGCGCTGAAGAGCTGGCAGCCCTGGCAAACATAACCATTCTGGATAGGAGAAGCCTATGGATGCAGGCCAATATGAACATAGTTGGTGTTCATATGCTCTACACTCACGCTAATATGGACATCGATCCATACAACCACAGGCAGATCCTGGCAAACATGTCCATTATTGGCAGGATACCTATCCAGACTCTTGCCAACATGAGCATATCAGACAGAGAAGTACGAAGCGTCTCCACAAACCTGTCCATTATAGCCGTTCGATATCATCAGACTTTGGCAGCCATGTCCATCCTCGGGTATGCGACCAAATCCACTCTTGCCGGTATGACCATTTCGGGCGATGTCGATCACAGCATATTCTCTAATATCAATATAGCAGAATATGGAGAATTATTTGCCGATGCATCCATCAGCATATCAGACAGCTTGGATATATATACATCAACTAACATAAATATATCCGATCTGAGGGCTTGTACGATGCCTGCGAGCATGACGATTTTGGACAAGCATTACTGGGCTATCGGCCCGGAGGGTGCGGTCTTGGACTTGTCCGGTAAAGTGGCCGATCCTAAGCCGGATGGTTTTGGGATCGAGACAGCCAGGTTGGGGTTGCCAGAAGGCCGAAGGGTGAGCATCAAGGACAAAGGCATCAAGGGAGGCGAATACATGTTCCATGTCTATTTCAATAATGACACTGAGCGTTTAGCCTTCCAGCGGATCGTGAATAATGATGCAGAGAACTATGTGCTCCATATAGGCCGATCTGACAGGTTCTATTATGTGAAAAAGATAGCTACGAACCCAGAGAAGATTAAGAATGCCAGGGGGCCGGTGCAGAGGGTAACCTGCTGGATGGAAGATCCCTGCATGTATGATTCATGGGATCAGGGGCTGTTATTTGGTGTTAGTGCTCTGCCCTGGGAAGATGCCTACAAATTCAATCATGGTACGGCACCGGCACCGATTTTGTTCAAGATCGGTGGGTTCCACTCCGGAGGGTTGCAGCTCACCCATCCCAGTATCAAAGCCCTGAACGGATCAGAGGAGAGCAATCTATATATCGGTCCCGGTTTGCTTTCCAATGAATACGTAGAACTCACGTTGGACGGCTGGCATAAACGATATCTTAGACATACTTATGCCGATGATTACAGTACCAACAACTATTGGCAATACGACGTTATCCAGGAAGGTTGTGTTCTTGCGAATGGGCAAGTGAGCGTACCGGCTGGCAGATGGTTCTATTACAAATTCCAGGGGCACCCCCTAAAAGATGATATAGAACTGATAGCCACAATCTCAAAGTCCGGATCGCCTCAGATCCAGTTCTCAATAGATGGAGCAAACTGGCAGACAGCTGTCGATGCCGAAGAAATTGAAAACGGCACAAAAAAGTATTACCTTACGGGCACTGAAAAGCTCCAGACAGTCTATGTGCGGTTCTATTCTCCCTCTGGATCGAGCATGACTATCCAGGATGTTGCTTTCGCGTTCGACCGAGACATCAGCAGCCAGTATGATCAACTTCCGGTTTGCCCGACCCAAGAATACCGGAAGCTAAGAATAGAGGGCTCGGGATCGTCTAGAGCGAAAATCCAGACCTCTTTTAGATCCAGGTGGCACGCTCAATGAAAGACCTCGATATCATCATCACCAATCCAGACGGCGGGAAAGTCTACCCTACCTTGGCAGACCTGCCGATTTATGATGAATTCATGGATCGCCCCAGAAGGATGGTTGCCAAAATAGAGAAAGGCTCTGCGGTCCATCCCAGGGGGACGGTAAAGGTAGTTCGGCGCGGCAAGACCATTCTTTTAGGGCACGTCAAGAAGTTCGATCAGAGCAAGCCAGAATATGATACTCTGACCTTGGATTCAGCGGAGGCTCTATTAGAGGACCGGATAGGGGCTTTCTATAGGTATCCAGCAGGGACCACCTTGAATGCTATGCTTTCGGAAAATCTCGGGGGAAGCGTTGTGGGCCTGCTTGCTATGGCAAATAGCCTGGTTCCCAAGGGATCTTTCATCCGCCACTCAGGAGCTGTCTATCGGTGGGCTGGAAGAGGGACTTCATCTCATCTCGGGGCTATCAGCCAGCTCTTCCAGGGTACAACATTGCTAACCAAAGTCTCGGACATCCCGACATCCCCAGGAACATGGTATCAATCCTCAAACGATCTGTATCTTTGGACGACTGACAACAGGAGCCCGGATTATCATCTCATACTCATCCCGAGCTTCAAGGACACTATGCTGAGGTTGGGTGCCCTGGAGAACGGCAACCAAACCTTCCAGGTATGTTTTGAGGTGGGGGAGACTGAACTTCTCCCAACGATCAAGTCTCTGATATTGGCCGGGGGGTTGGAGTATCAACCCAGATACGGGAAAGACGAGCTTGTGTATATTGATGGAAAAACCGTGCTCGGGAAAGGGAGTGATAATTCGCCGACAGCAACGTATATCGATGGCAAGAATGCTGAGATATCCACCGACACCATCGACGGCCTGGGTGAAATCCAGGCATTGATAGGGCAAGGAGCAGGTAGCGGCATGACCAGACAGGCTGCTACAGCTATGGGACAGGCCACGGCTCCTGGCGTGTGGAGAGAAGCAGTCTATCAAGCACCGGGCTTATATGGAGACATGCTGCGAACGGCCACAGAAAAAGCCTTCCAGGATTATGCTGATCCAACAATATACAATATTCAGACTCTGGATCAGGATTGGGCTCAGTCCGTGGGCAATTATGTTGAGATCCGCCGGGATCGACATATGCCAGTCGTCCGAAGGATCAAGCACATCCAGATGAAACCGGATGGCGCTATGTTCATGGAGGTGGGCCAAAGGCTTAGGACTATCAAAGAACTTCTCAGGGCTGGAGATGAAATCCAGCGAACACTCTCCAGCTTCTATGGTATCCACAGCAAAAACGCTTGGACCTGGCAGATCAGCCCACAGAATGTTGATAGCAGCACGCCTCTAGTAGTCGAATTTGATTTGCGCAGCTCCGAGGAGAACGGAGAGATAGATCCTAATTTTCCTTTCCAGGTGCTTCTGGATGTGAGGTTAGATTGGTTCAAGTCTTCAGTGAAATCTGCCACCGTAACGGGCGCGGGCCATGGTAATGTAGGATCGCACGGCGGCTATGGCGGAAGGTCCACCAGCTCAAAGCCAATGACTGCTCACGGCGTTCCGGCTCAGGATGTTACCGGGGTTTATGAGGGGCTGGCTGATATCTATGGCTATAGCGGATGGGGGCCATATTCTCAAAGCAGCATTGGGGCTTGGGGACACTATCATAACATGTACTTTTTCGCCTATGGTGTAGCATATGTATCCCAATTCGGCTATGCTGATGTCGTTGTGACAATCAATGACGGCACTGACTCTGCTTCAACCTATTTTGGCCCTACTTCAAGATTCCCAAGTGTTTGTGTAGGTTCCCATAAGCACACCCTGCCTTATCATTATACGAATGAAGCCGGATCGCAGTCACATGAGACAGCATGGGAAGGTGCCCAAACACGCGCCGGTTCTCCTCAGCATCTGGATCAGATCCTAGATGAGATCGGCGATAAAATCAATTTCGCGGTGAACTGCCTCTCTACCGGATCGGCTGCCTTGCTGGTTCTGAGCGTGAAATGCAACAGCAAACATGTGCCTGGTTCACCTTTCGCAGGCTCGGGCGGGCTATACATAGGGGATTCGCTGGATAATATAGACATATCCGAGCTGGTTTCGGTAGGATCAAGGAACACCCTAACTTTTGAAGTATCTGAATACATGGGCCAAGGTCCGGTGAAATGCTCCATATCTGGTAATGTGTCAGTCAGTGCCATAATATCTGCTTTCTGATATGCATTTTTAGCGAATAAAAATTATGTTAAGGTGATGATATGGATTTTGGGCTGAACACTAAATATGTGCCCGAGGTAGATGAGGTGCCTATCAATCCTTACCGCCTCAGGGAGATTATCCAGGAGATTGCAGAGTACAACCTGGCTTGCAGGCTTTATGAGAAATATGATAGCACAGGCGGAGAGATACCTGCTAAATACCGCGGGAGAAATCGGTATTGGGTGACGACTTCGGAGGGGCACCATGAGATCCATGGAGATTATCCTCTGATATCGGTTTATGATCTAGATCCAGAATCGCCCGAGGGAAGACTCTTAATTTGCCGTTACCGGCCCGAGCGACCGGCGATGAAGACTAATTCAGGAAAAGAGCTTCCGGCTGTGCCTCTCCAGACCCTAGCCCAAGCTGAAAAGCAGATCAAGGCAGCCCAATTGGAGGCGGAACGGCAGGAGAGGATGAGAAAGAAAGATCCTCGATTGGCGAACGATATCAAAATCAAAATTCCCACTCTAATGGCTCCATTGGCTGCCAGGAGGCGAATAGATGAGCGTCAGGGATAGACTGGTTGACTGGCTATTCCCAGGGCTCAGAGAGACTGTGGATCAGCATACTTTCATGCTGGAAGCCAATTTTGATATTCACTGCCTTGATCTTCCAGCGGGGGCTGTGATCTGGGAGGAGGCCATGGCTAACTGCGAAGCTCTTCATGAGGATCTGCTGGCCGGGAAGGTCGATCGAAGAGGGCGGGCCATGAGTCTAATTGAAGTTCTTAAGAGAAAAAATATTATAAAACTCAGGGAGATGTAAATGCCTTCGATGAAAACTGATGTGCTTAGGGATCATGTATTTCGTTATCCTCATCTTGCTAGCTTGTTGGGAGCCCACGCTGGCAGCCATGTGATACCTGACAAGCCGCCAGCGATCACCGAAAGAGCAGCAGGCGCTAATATGAGCATTGATGTAGGGCCGTTCAGCTATGTCTTAAATGGGATCGTCGGAGCGAAAACGAGCACAACCAATGTCCCAATAGCTGCTTCGGACTCCAACCCTAGAATCGATTTGCTCTATTTAGCACCTGACGGTAATCTAGCCATTCTGAAAGGCGCTGCCAGCGCAAAGAAGCCCATGATGGAGGATATTTGGCAGAAATGGGAAGAGCCCTATCCGGCTGATTTCAGCACCAATGACGGGCTGCTTCTGGCTGAGATCATGGTCCCAGCCAATGCAGCCAGCATCCGAAATGAACATATCCGGAACATTGTGGTGCCTGCTATTCCTGCAGATTTCAACATTATACATTCTGTTGAGATCTTTCAGAGAGGCACTGAGATCATAGCCAGGAAAGCGGACGGCACCATTCTTGAAAGCGGTATAGCGGGTGTTGATGATACCGACGTATTCGATGCCGCTGCTGCTGGATGCCCGAATAATGGAAGCATAGGCATAGGTCCAGGAACCTACATCCTGGAAGCTAACAAGCTCTTCTATCTATCAAATAATAGTACGACCAACCCATTTTACTATGCCTTTGGCCCGGCAATGGAAGGAAAGAATTGCCATGTGTACGGGTCTGGTCCTGGTGTAACCATCCTGAAAATGGCCAATAACCAGCACTATTCCGGCCACCTGGCAGTTCTGATTCTGAATCGAACTACCGGCGATATGAATAATGGATTTACGTCCTTCACTCTGGCGAATCTGACGTTGGATGGGAATCGAGCTAATCAGGAGATAGTCTCAGCAATAGATGGGCCGGGCCTATACCTCTCTGGAAGCGTTCGAACCAACGAGAAAATATTGAATGTCGAGCTGAAAGATTCCTTTGGCTATGGGGCTTATCTTGGTAATAATGGTAGCGGGCCAACGAAAGGTGTTATAATTTCTGGAATATATGCGAAGAATTGCTATAAATCTGCAATATGCTTGGATACTACGGCTGATGTTTCCATATCTAATTCTGTCATCTACGATGGCAGCATAGGTTTGGAGGTATTGGGTAACACTGATTACGCTACTCGCGAATATGATAATATTTCCATCACCGGAGTAACCTGCAAACGCGCTGGAATCACTATCTGGTGCATCAATGGATGCGTCGTTTCCGGTTGCACCATGGACATAACTGGAGCTATCGTCCATTCCTACGGACTACAGGTACATTGCAGTCGAAACATCGATATCGTGGGGTGCAGGTTCACTGCAAATAAGACCTCACAGTATGTGACCTACATCGATGGCGGCGGGTATATACAAGATGGAAGCTATGATCAGGTCAAATTCAGAGATTGCACCTTCGATGCTTTCCAGGCTCTGAAAGTGTTTGGCTCCGCGGTAGTCGAGGCATATAACTGTACGTTCCATGCATATACCTACTCTTACCTGAACGAGCAGCAACAGGAAGTGAGGGTTCCGGGTGCGTGCGTATATCTGAAAGAGTTTGAAGAGACAATAACTGCTGAATTGAAATTTACAGGCTGCGAATTTGTGGCCGATGCTTATGACACATATATATTTTATATACCGCCACATTCCACAGTAATCTCTGAGAAATGCAGCGCCCCAAAAGTCGGGGCAATGTCGATCGGCGGTGGTCTATTTACATATGATTGCACCGGACCGGGCCTGGTAGCATATAACAGCAGATGGGTTGCACAATGGGGCGTGTTCTACTCCACTCCTGCCAGCTCTTCCAGCATAACCATGCTATATAACATGGTAAATGCAATACCGATAGGCACGCCAATAAAATACCTGACCAGTGCAGGCGGACCATATTTTGGGATTGTCACAGCTATAACGTCTAATCTGCTAACCATCGCAGGCCCGCCGCTGTCAGGAACTATCTATATGATATGGACTGGGCCACCCGAAATGGTCTGCCAGGTGGATTATCTTATTCCAGGGGCCTATGCCACAGAAGCAAAGACCAACCTGATTCAAACATTCCAAAAATCTTTCTCTCCCTGGCATGGGCCGCCTGCATACCTGGTGAGGATCAGCCACCGAGCGCTGGCTGCTGATAGCGGCACTGCTCCGAAAGTGACCGCTTCCATCGAGGGCAACATAGTCGGAACCGACAATTCCAACACCGGACTGCCAGTTGCCACAAGTTGGACACATACCACCACCGGCATAAATGCCAGCAATTACAGGATAGACCTGAATGATGCCATTGAGCTGAGAACCACACAAGGCGGAAGTGGCGATTCTACATTTCTCACAGTATCTCTAATATTTGTGTCGGAGAGATGAGTATGCGAATATTAAGGCGAATACCTTTAATACCAACGAGTTATAAGGCGGTCTATCCCCCAGCATATAACAGTACTTACGTGAAGGCCACTACAAACACTTTTGAAATGGAGCCACATAAAGCTTTAGATCCAAGCCAACCGCTATCTGGAGACGCATATCCTTACTGCTGGATGAGCGATGTTGGAAATCCAACGAGCCAACGATTTCATGTGGATTTGGGTTCTGCAAAGGTAATTGGAAAGATAGTCTATTGCAACTATCACAATGCTGGATACAATACAATACGCGGAGTAAACGGTTTTACTCTTCAGGGCTCTAATAGCTCCAGTAGCTTTTCAAATCTCACATACGCAACAGATACCGGGTGGACGACTATCGAGAAGTCTCCTGCTTCGATGACACGACATACCCAGGCTTATGATGGTGCTCTATTCTATGAAATAGCAGTAACATCACCAATAACACCATATCGTTATTACGCTCTAAAATGCGCAAATAATCATGGTGACACCAGCTATATGGGAATACGTAGATTAACATTCTACGAGTTAACATATTAGCTAGTACATCTTTTCTGTATTTTTTATTTGGGCTTAGCTAATGCGACATCCTGCATCTGGTTAACTTGTAGGATTGCGAAGGACGAAGCGGGAAGTCCCCATCCTTCAGGGTGGGGATGAAAGCGGAGTCCTTTGCCCACGTTTCTGCCTACCGGCTTTGCATAGAAAGTCCCTAAAATGAGGGACTTCCTTTGCAGACATCAGACTTAATTTGCAGGGCGTACTAATATCAGTAATTTGAGATAAATTTGGTTGCCATCATCTGCATGGATTGCAAAACAATTGGGTGAAGTTCTCTTTAGCCAGGACGGATTGAACCGGGGGCGCAAAGTATTTACCAACTGAGTTGGGATTTCTGGACCATGGAGCCTGCTCCAAGTAATTTGAGATCGAATTTAAGAAAGAAAGCGGAGTTTACTATTGAGCTTATTACTACTCTAATATTAGATGGGATCTCTGTATTAGTTATCTTAGGTATACTATATATATTAACTAGAGTAATTATTTGCATGGGTATGGCCGAAGGAAATATAATAAGATTAATATTAGAATATTCACATGTTGCTACGTTAATAATATTCCTGTTTTTCACGATTATACACATATCAAGTTTTTTAAAAGACCGGGTAAACGGCAAATGAGTAACTTTAATTAACTAGTAATTAGCTTGTTATTAGTGGGGTGAGAGAAATGCCAGCTTGTAATTCGTGCAGAATTCGTGGGCGAACATGTAGGGCAGCAAGATTACTGGAGAAGCTATTGGCATTAACTCTCTATGGACTGGTTCTTGCATTGATTACAGGTTCGGCGATTTATGTAAGCCTGGCGGCGTGGGGATCTGGCGTTATAGCCTTGCTTGTTGCAATAGGCCTCCTAACTATAGAATTGGTTCTGTTTAAATTCAATCGCGGGGTATATGCGCCTGGGCTTAACATAACGGTTCTATTATTCCATCCGTTGCTGAGATGGTTTATGCGAACCACATCATATAAGCCAGAAAAACCAGAGACAGAGAGGCAAGTTATTAGAAATGCCATGTTGTCTCGGTGCGTTGCTGCTTGATTAATATTCAATCTTGGCGTGGATGTAAGAACTCTGGATCAATCCCGTTCTCGTACATCTCATGAATCACTACAGTCAGGTTGTATGCAATGATCTTAGCCAACAGCTCGTTTACCTGAGCAACAGGATTCTTGGACTTCAGTGTCTCACCGAACTTCCTCTTTGTGGCCGCATTGGTAGCCTCGATGTTGCTCCTCTTATGATAGTGGTCCATAAAATTATCACAGTTGAGCTGGAAGTAATGGAACATCTTCTTCCAAAGAGCTGATCCGCCTGCCCTTCCAGTCGCGCTTTTCTTGAATGGGATGTATGCCTTACCGCCTGCGTTTGCTGCTAATTGCAAATTGAGGCGCGAGGAGTAAGCCAAGTCAGCAGATACCTCGTTGATCTTGAAGCCTTCCGCCGTCTTCTTAACCAGATGCCCAAACTGAGGTGAATCGCCTCCATTGCTATCTGTGATTGCCACAGCCGCGACGATGTTAGTTTTGACCCCAGCGCAAAGGTGAGCTTTTACCCATTGATGTTCTTTCTTTTGCCCATGTTTAACGCCATTATAGGCGTTGAATGTGGTTGTACGAAATCCAGTAGAATCTACAGCAAAATCAACCTCGATTCCCGCAACTGGCAAGGCGGATAGAGTGACAAGTTCATGTAGGATTGGCGTTATCTCGGGGTTCCTAAAGAGGATTGATGGTTGGTTGAAGTTGGGGGCATGCTCGATTTGGCCTTTTTCGGTCGCGTTCTGGAATAGGCCATGCGCGCGGCGGCTGGAAAGCTGCGAATAGACCTTTTGGATCGCGCAGAACAGGGATTCATGAAGGGGTATGCGTGGCCTTCCCATTGTCTGCTCCGGTTCTGGAATGGTCTTTACCAGGTCTTTCAACAGCTCATCAAATAGCTTGACCTCTGCCATTTGCGCGGCGTTGTAGGCATCCCATGCCTGTTTATAGGTTAGGTGGACCTTTTCAGTAACGACGCCCTGGGGTGTATCTTTCTCGATTTCGAGGTAATAGCGAGTCGCCTGTGTGTGTTTACACTTTCCGCCGCGATAGACGAAATTGGGGCAGGTGCAAGTCATGCCGTTTGGCGTTGTTTTGACTTCGTAGACCTTGCTTCCTGATTGGGATTTCACCTTGAAAGAATGGTCGTTGACCTTCTTGATTTGATCGCCTTGGTCTGCTATTGCTTTTCCTCGCAGGTCTCGCATATCGGTCATCACAATTTACCACCTGTACTATGTAATTCAAGGTATATATCCCTAGTGGTATATATACCAATAGGATTATATACTTTTGATGAGTGATTTACGTGATATACTATAATGATTGAAATAAGGTATTGATAATGGTAACATGTCCTCAGTGCGGCCACGATTTTGAACCAATGAAATTAAGATGCTTGAGATGTGGACATGAGTGGTATCCGAGAGATCTACACAAGCCGCCGAAAGTTTGCCCGAATCCAAAATGTAAGTCGCCTTATTGGGATCGCGAACGACGTTCGAAGAAGAGAGAAAAATCTATTAGTGAAGAAAACCATAAAACTCAAGGCGAAGATTGATATCCAATTAAATCCAATAGGTAGATAAATTTAATGGGAGTAATTAAAATGAAGATGCTATCTGAGATGGAAATAATTGAAATCTTTGAAAAACTTGGTCTTAAAAACGAAGAAGATCGAGCAAGATTGCTTTTTCGTGGTCAAAATTATTTGACGAACGAGTCAGAATATCAAGACAAAGATTATTATACTATCCAGTTATCTGCCAACACCAGAATTGGCTTGACGGAGAGCGATCACGGTGCCGAATTGGAAAGAGATTCTCGAAGAAACTAAAGCAGCTGGAAGTCCTTATGATGGGATTAGGCGAAAGTATCTTAAAAATTTGAGTGAAACCACAGACAGAAATGTCATAGTCTACTATTCGGGGTGGCTTCAGAAGCCATTACTTGGATCAAAAGGCATGGATTTTGGGATTAATGATGGTGATAAAGAATCCTTTATGTCGGTGATTCATGGACTTAACCGCGACAAGGGCCTAGATCTTTTGCTTCATACTCCTGGCGGAGACACAGCAGCCACCGAGTCCATTGTTGATTATCTCAGGTCTATGTTTGGCACTGACATCCGTGCGATTGTCCCCCAAATATCGATGTCCGCTGGAACAATGATCGCACTATCCTGCAAAGAAATTATTATGGGAAAGCATTCGAGCTTGGGCCCGATCGACCCACAGATCAACGGAATTCCGGCACATGGGATAATCGAGGAATTTACTCGTGCAGGTATTGAAATCCAGGCGACTCCATCGAAGATCCATCTTTGGCAGCCAATCATCGCAAAATATCACCCAACACTCATAGGCGAATGCGAAAAAGCAATAACGTGGTCTCGGGAAATGGTGAAAGACTGGTTAATAAGTGGCATGTTTCTCGGGGATGCCGATGCATCGACCAAGGCAAACAAGATTGTAGAAGATCTCACCGATCACGCCCTGACAAAATCCCACGCGCGTCATATTTCAGCAAAGAAAGCTAAAGATGAACTAAAAATCAATATATCATACCTCGAAACAGATGATAAGCTTCAAGATGCTGTGTTAAGCGTCCATCATGCATGCATCCAAGCGTTAACAGATACTCCGGCGTTCAAGATTGTTGAAAATCATAATGGAATTGCCTCCATTCAAAGTACAAATGCCGTAATCGCTGTTCAAGGGGTTCAGAGATAATATGCCAAAATTTTTAATTGTTTTATTATTTAAACGCGACTAACTAACTCAACATGCAACTATCATCCATAGATTTATACATAAGTATGACCTCAGTAACCAAAATTGCTTACTTAGAAATATAATCAATCTACTGAACATATCTGTCACTTTAGTTGCAAGATCGAGACTTTAGTTGCAGAACCGACTTTACATGCAAAGCCGGTCCTAGTCCTAGTGGCTTTGCATGTAAAGTCCCTAAAATGAGTGACTTTCTTTGCAGCTATCAGACTTAATTTGCAGGAACTCAGGTTGTATCCCATTTTCGTAGGCAGGGGAGTAGTCACCGGTAAATCACCAAGGAGGCCCGCCTCCTTTAGGGGGTGGGAGGAATTGGGTACACTTCCCAGTTTACTTTCGCGGTGCTCTGCATAACTATTTAACATGTCAAACCATCTCCTGTATGTACTTGGGCATCTTAGGCACCCTCGCGGTAAACCGCTCGATGCTGATCCTGTACGGCTCTGCCAGACTCTTGCCCGAAAGGGAACGGCTGAAACACGATTTGAAGCCGTCTTTGGCAGATCTGAGGCCAATGTTCCCGCAAGACGGGGACCTCTGCGATTCGTCGGCGCATGTAGGCTGGCCTGGAGGTCCGGGTAGATCTCTGATTCTGAAACAGATCTGCTCAGGGCTGCTGAAAGCCCCTCTCCTTAAGGGGAGGGGTAGCTTACGCTATGCCTAGTTTTGGTATATGGCTCAGGTAACTTCTCCTCAGCTCTTCTCTATCAATGTGATCATAGATATCGATTGCCTCTTTGCGAACATCGCCCCTCAACTCCTGGATGAATTCACGGGGCATCCCAGATCTGCGAAGGTGGGTGGTGAACCAATGACGGCAGCAATGGGCGCTAAAATGTTCTTCCAGCTTGGAGGATTTGGGGTTATGGACACCAAGGGCAATGCCCGCCTTACTGATCATATAGATAACTGTTTTTTCTGTTGCGGGGCGGCCAATCGTTGATATCCATAATGCCTTGATTCCATTTCTGTTCCGTTCTTCACGAACTGCTAGCCAACGAGACAGTATAGTGGCCGCCTCTTGGTCGAAAAAGACTACTCTATTGGAACGTTTCGCGGTTGGCTTCAGGGTGATGCTCCAATCATTCCAATTGATATCATCGACTTCCATGCTCAATAACTCATTCCTCCTTACGCCCGTCTTGAAGAGGACGGTCATCATGGCCTTGTCTCGGATATCGACCATATAGTCGATCATATTGGCTGCCTGTTTTATGCTGATCAACTGCCTGTCTCGCTTCTCGTTGTCTTTCTTATAGCTATGCAAATACCGCGAGCGTACCTCTTTCACCGGATTCTTATCGGTCAATTCCTCGAAAATGGCCCAATCATAGAAATTGCTTATACTAGCGAGGCTGAACGCGATTGATCCGGTATAATGCCCCTTTTTTCGGGCCTCTTCTATAAAATCTCTGATATCTATTTTATTGACTGCAAATATGTCCTTGCCATCCAGGAACCTCATAAAATTGGCTATGCGATACCTATAATTCCGGATAGTCCTGGGGCTCATCCCGCGAATCTCTGCATCAGTGGCCCAAGCCTCCAGCAGGGTCACTTTAACCATCTCCAGCCGTTCTTGGATTTAGCTATGAACCTGGTGCTTTCCAGAATCTCCAACTGCTGAGCTAGAGCCCTCATTCGCGTTGTGTCCGAGGGATTGATCTTCAAAGCTGTCAAGAGAGCATGGCTGTGGATCGGTCCGGCCTGCAGGATTGCCAGGAGATCGGGATCAAACTGGATATTGATGCCCGTGTCCTCATTGAAAGCGGCGTATCGCTGGCGTTGCAGCTCTGCGTTGATCGTTTCGATCTCTCGCGACAGTTCCGCGATCCTCCGCCTCAGCTCCCTGTTCTCGTCCTCCAGGTGTCCATAGTCCGTTGCAGGGATAGCTGGCTGCTCATGGCCTACCGCTTCCTCCAAAATATTGATTGCATATCGCGAGAAAGTGCAGCCCCTCGCTGCAGCCAATCCAAAAAACTTGTTTTTCTGTTCTACGGAGTCGAAATAAACCTCTCCTATTCTTCCGTGATAATCCTTCCGGGCCATGCTATATAGTTGATAAACCAGCTATATATTTGTACCGGTATTTACGAATCGATATAGGAATATGCCGTCCTTCCCGTTTTATCATCCGGATAGCTGTAGTAGGTGAATATAGGATGCTGGGTGTCTGGATTCAGGTAGGTGTAGGTCTTCTTGCCGGTGAATGGATCCATATATTCCAACAAAGGCAATCCGGTATCTGGATCGGTATAAGCATC